TGGCATCATCAGTTTGATGATCTTATTGTACTTAAAAACAACCAAGGAACAGAAGAAACCCGAGTCCGTCATATGGATTATGGGGTTGTGCTTAGTGCTTTCTTCTGGAGACGATTCCGAAACAAAGAAAACATAACATTCTTTGACCCCAACCAAGTACCTGATTTGTACGAAGCATTCTACCAAAACACAGAACGCTTTGAAGAACTCTATGTCAAATACGAAAAACGCAAAGACCTACGTACCAAGACCATGAGTGCTGAGGAAGTTTTCAAGAGTGGTATACTGAAAGAACGCACAGACACAGGTCGAATATATCTTGTATTCATTGATAATGTCATGAATCAAGGACCGTTTGATCCTGAGTATCATACGATTTATCAAAGTAATCTGTGTTGTGAGATCCTATTACCCACCCGTTCATTTAAGAGATTAGACGACGAGAGTGGACGCATAGCGTTATGTACACTGGGATCTATCAACTGGGGAGCGTTCCGGAACCCAGAGGATATGCGTAGGGCCTGCAGGATTCTACAGCGTAGCCTGTGTAACATTCTTGACTACCAAGACTTCTTGTCAATACAGAGTAAGTTAAGCAACGACGAGATACAGCCATTAGGCATTGGCATTACCAACCTAGCCTACTGGCACGCCAAGCGAAGCCTCAAGTACGGAGAACAAGATGCATTAGCAGAAGTCAAGACCTGGATGGAACATCAGGCCTACTATCTAACAGAAGCCACAGTAGAACTGGCTAAAGAACGTGGTCCTTGTACTGAGAGTGCCAAAACACGTTATGGACAGGGAGTATTCCCCTGGGAACTTCGAGCCAACGGAGTCAACGATCTAGCAGACTTTACACCCGAACTTGACTGGGAAATCCTACGTGCAAATATGAAAGAACACGGTGTTCGCAATGCTACCTTGATGGCTGTGGCTCCTGTTGAATCTAGTTCAGTGGTAATTAATTCAACCAACGGCATTGAAATGCCAATGAGTTTGATCAGCACTAAAGAATCAAAGGCAGGATCGTTTACACAGGTTGTTCCGGAATACAACAGATTGAAGAATAAATATCAATTGATGTGGGAACAAAAAGACTGTGATGGTTATTTAAAAACGGCAGCAGTTATTGCTGCCTATGTTGATCAAAGTATTTCAACTAATACTTTTTATAATCCTGCACATTTTCCAGAACGCAAGGTTCCAACAACACTGATTGCTAAGAATTTGATGCAGGCCCATGTTTGGGGATTGAAGACATTTTACTACAGTCTAATCAACAAAGCAGGAAGCAAAATGCAAGAAGAACAATTAGTGGTGCAAGTAAACGGACATACAAATTCTGTAAACGGATATGAAATAGAAGAGGACTGCGAGGCCTGTAAATTATGACAACAAATGATATTGGACAACAAATAGAAAACATTAAAGCAGCGGTGGAAACAATAAATTCTTTAATGGCTGAACTTCATCCCAACAATGTTGAGATAAGAATCGTATACAAAGAACCCGATAATGGAGAACCTCCAAGATTAGATCTTTGGAGAGCCATAGCACACGTGGATTACTTAAAATGAGTAAACAACAATACAACCTAAACACAAAGACAGACTACCTTAATCGCAAGATGTTTTTGGATCCAGCTGGGCCTGTGACCATACAGAGATTTGAAGAAGTCAAATACAAAAAAATTGCAGACTTTGAAGCCACAGCTCGCGGCTTCTTCTGGCAACCAGAAGAGATCAGTCTAAGCAAGGATGCTAACGATTTTAAAGATGCCAGCGATGCTGTTAAACATATTTTTACCAGCAACTTGTTACGTCAAACTGCTTTAGACAGCTTGCAAGGCCGTGGACCAAGTCAAATCTTTATGCCAGTGATCAGTTTGCCTGAATTAGAAGCACTGGTGTATAACTGGACATTCTTTGAAACAAACATTCACAGCAAATCATATAGCCACATCATTCGCAACATCTATAATGTGCCCAAGGATGTGTTCAACACAATCCATGACACTAAAGAAATTGTGGATATGGCATCAAGCGTAGGCAACTACTACGAAGCACTGCACGTGGTCAATTGCCGTAAACAATTAGGTGAAACAATTCCAGAGAAAGAACACATTCGAGCAATCTGGTTGGCCCTTCATGCCAGCTACGCTCTAGAAGCATTCCGCTTTATGGTATCATTTGCCACCAGCCTAGCCATGGTAGAGAACAAGATCTTTATTGGCAATGGCAACATCATCAGCCTAATCCTACAAGATGAATTGCTACACAAGGGTTGGACAGCCTATTTGATCAATCAAGTGGTCAAAGAAGACGCACGTTTTGTTGAAGCTAAACAAGAGTGCGAAGCAGAAGTGTATGCATTATACATGGACGTGATCCGTGAAGAAAAAGACTGGGCCACATACCTATTCAACAAGGGCCCAGTCATTGGACTCAATGCAAACATTCTGCGTGACTTTGTGGATTACACAGCAGTGGGTGCATTAAAAGATATTGGTATCAAGTATCAAGCAAGTGCTCCTAGATCAACTCCAATTCCTTGGTTCAACAAGCATACCGACACCAGCAAGAAACAGACAGCACTACAAGAAAGTGAAAGCACAAATTATGTCATTGGCATAATGGGAGAAAGTCTAAATTACGATGAGCTACCAGCCATCTAGGAATAAGTATGTACAAGGTACAATTTAAAAGTAAAAGTCCTTTTGAATCCTGGAATTCGCTGGGTGGCGGTGGGACAGAGTCTCAGGCCATTGCTATGGCCCTGGCCAAAAAAGCCAAAGGTGCTATACTGGTTAGAGTTCTTGATAAAAAAGGTAGAGTCATATATTCAAGTTAATTATGAAAACACTAAGAGAATACATTAACCTCATCGAAGGTAAAATTGACGACAGCTGGTTTAAAGATGGTGCATTTAAAACTTTTAAGAAGCCAATTCCAGTGCCGTATACCATTGCCGACAGTGACGGAGTCACACAAACATTAGAAGGTCCGGTAGAGCACAAGGCAGGACATTACATTATGGGTCCAGGTCCTAAGAAAGAATTTTGGCCGTTGGAACCTGAAAATTTTCATGATAAGTACGACGACAACAATGACGGTACAGGAACCCCCAAGGGTGGTGTAATCAAAACAGCTAAGTTGGCCGATCACGATGGTGTCATCAAAGCCACATGGGGAGATCTAACATACACAAAAGGCAATGATGTCATTGTTCGACACGGCGAAGGCGACTATGGTGCTGTGAAAAAAGACATCTTCCAACAGACATATGACACAAAGGAAATGAAATGAAAGCTGTAGTATGGAGTAAGTATCATTGCCCCTATTGCGATCAAGCAAAGGCATTGTTAAAACAAAAGGGTATCCCGTTTGAAGAAAAGAAAATTGGAGACGGATATACTCGAGAAGAACTATTGGAAGCTGTTCCAACAGCACGAACAGTTCCGCAGATTTTTATCGGCGAGCAACTGATTGGTGGATTTACAGAATTAAAACAACATCTAGAAAAGGTATAAAATGTTAATTAATAAAGGCGTAAGCGTAGGCGAAGTTATTACACTTAAACTAACCAGCGGCGAAGAAATTGTTGCCAAGTTAGTAGAAGACGGTGCAGCTTATTACAAACTTAAAAATCCACAAGTAATCGGTATGGGGCCGAAAGGTCCAGGACTAATGCCCTACCTGTTTACCGTTAATCCAGATACCGAAATTAAACTACAAAAATCAACTGTTACTGTAGCAGAAGCAACAGATGCACAGTTTGCCAAACAGTTTCTCGAATCAACCACCGGAATTGCGTTATCCTGATTTAAGTTCTTTTTCAACGGCTGCTGGCAAAGAGAATCGATCTCTGTTATTAATCCAGCAGTCGTAGACTAATTTATAGTTGTCGAAATATTTGTCCTGAATATCGAATAACTCTTCTTTCTTCTTCCACCATGGGCCGGCAAAAAATGTTTTTTTGTCTACAAGAACTTTGTCAATTAGTGCTTGTTCTTCAGCGGTGCGCTCATCTTTTTTCTTGGCTTTTGAAATTGCGTTTGCGTCTAACCTATCTTGATTTGCACCTGCTCTTCCTATAATACCGTCGTAATTTTCAGTCACTTTAGCATCATGAGCTGCTGCCTTTTGTTCTTTAGGAGGATCAGGATCTCCTCTCTTCCAAGTAATTCCAATATATGCAAGATATGCACTCCTTGCGGCATCTTTTTTAATTGCGTATGCAACGGTCTCAGAGGCGTATATTCTTTTATCCACTACCGGAGGAGTAGTCGATGGTGCTTCGGGAGGATCAATAGTGTTAGTACCAACACTGTCTTTGGGTCTAATGCTATCTGTTGGTGTTGCTTGACCGGGAACAGTCTGAGTGGCACTTGTTTCTTGAGCTTTAATAATGTTTAGTTTTGTAACATCATTGACTAGGTCGGGATTCATACTAGACCCTACCGCGCCAGCTAATGCTGCTGGCATTGGCTTTGATAACATTGCCAGCATGGTATTAGCTTTTAATCCTTCAATTGCCTGAGCTTTCGCAGCCGCTGATGCAGCAACATCGGCAGCTAACGCAGTTGGATCACTCATGGTTGTTTGTAAATTTTGTAAAGATTTTGTAGCATTTAGGGCGCTGGTGATAGCACCAGCACTAATTGGATTACCTGCCGCTGTTGCTTCTTTAACCTTTTGCGCCAGTGCTGCTTTGGCAATGGCCATATCAATCACTGCATTTTTTTGAACATCGGCCAATTGTTTTTTATAAGCATCAAATCCTGCAGTATTTGGACTATCACCTCCCATACCAAATTGTGCTGCTCCTACACTAGAAATTGTGGAACTAATATCTTTAAATAATCCTCCAGCACCAATACTATCTGGCGTAACCGACACTGAAGATCTTGCTGCGGTCATCAAACTATCAAATGACGGTACTGCTGCCTCTGCTG